AGCGAGAGCTTCGAAGCTGGATCATTTGTGCTGACAGGGCAAGACGTCACACTTACTCTATTTAGGCGTAGACTGCGCTTTGAAAATGACGGATACATCCAGCAAACGATTACAACAGAGGCAAATAGTGCTGTGGTCTATTCAAACGATTACAATAATGCTATTGTGGAGCCAGTTTATAACGAGGCCGCATAATGACCTTTTATGTAAAACAAAATGACACTGCCCCTTCCCTGAGAGCAACGCTGAAAGATGGCAGCAATACAGTTATTGATTTGACTGATGCAACGGTTAGATTTCATATGAGAACCGTAGGCGGCACAAGTACAAAGGTTGACGCTGCGGCTCAAGTTGTCACGCCAGCAACAAGCGGCGTTGTTCAATATAATTGGGAAGCTGCTGATACCGATACGATTGGCAGTTATCAGGGCGAATTTGAGGTTACGTACTCCGATAGTGCCATTGAGACTTTTCCGAATAACGGTTATATTCGGATTGAGATTATTGATGACATAACATGAGTAATATGACGGACGCCATAATTTCGCCAGTTGTAGCATTCACATTAGCGGCTTTGGCTGGTCTTTACGGCGTTTTAAAGATGATATTCACCAATCAAACCAAGATCAAGGTTTTGGAAACCCAATTAGAAAACATGGATGCTGTGCTTAGGGAAGTGCGCTCAGATCAAAAAGAGATATTCAAAGAAATACGCAGCTTAAAGCAGTAGTGTGCGCTCTGGTCGCTATTCTATGGGGCCAATCTTTTACCTTGGGATTATATCAAGTCTGCATTTATGACTGCGGATATGACAGACCATCTTATATGTGGTATGATAAGGCATACAAGGTTTTACCTGATAGCGTGTGTCCACTAAGGTTTTATGAGAAATGATTGATCCTGTAACCGCAATCGCTGGGGCAACAGCAGCATTTAACTTTCTCAAGAAGGGTATTCAGGTTGGGCGTGACCTTCAGGATATGGGGAAACAGCTACAAGATTGGGCTGGGTGCATGGCTGATTTGGATCAAGCGGAAAAAATGACAGAAAAGCCACCTTGGTATAAGTCTTTGGGCGGCGGCGCACAGGCTCAGGCTATGGAGGTTTTTCTTGCGCGTAAAAAGGCACAGCAAATGCGCGATGAATTGCGGCAGATTATATCCCACCCTGCAATACTTGGCCCTTCTCACTGGCAAGAGTTTTTGAAAATAGAAGCCGAAATCAGGAAGCAAAAGAGGGAACATCAATTTAGAATGCTAGAAATCAAGCAAGCAATCCTTGAATGGCTTGCTGGCATTGCTTTGTTTATTGTCTTGATGAGCGGCCTTACTGGCTTTCTTTGGTTGTTCTATGCTTGATCCAGTAGGCAATCTCCCGTTCGCTATAACGCCTGAGAGGGCGCGTGAGAGCATCGAAAACCATCAGGCTCAACAAGAGGTGCAGAAAGAGCATAACCGCGCTCACAAGCTCGCTAAAGCACTGGAACGCGCACAGCTTGATTTAATGCTGAGTTATGATAGGCTAGGAGCGCATAATACTGGTCTGCACCCGCAAGGTCAGATCGTAGATATGGAGGTTTGAATGCAGCCTAACAAGATCATACTTCACTGCACCGCGACGAGGCCAGAATGGTGGGCCGATAAAACGGCTGAAGAGAAGATGCAGGAATGCGAGCGGTGGCATTTGGACAGAGGCTTCCGCATGATCGGCTATCATTTTCTGGTGGATCGTGATGGGACAATCACAGAGGGTCGTCCATTAGATATGCAAGGGGCGCACTGTAAGGGACAGAATAAAGATAGTATTGGCATTGCTATGTGGGGTGGCTTTGGCGGTGACAGTGATGATTTGCCTTCAGATCACTTTACAGCCGTGCAACTTGCAGCAACTTATGATCTCATCCGCAAGCTGCAAAAGCAGTTTAATATTAAGAGAGATCAGGTTTTCGGTCACAATCGGTTTAGCTCAAAAGCCTGTCCATCATTCCGCGTCCAGAAATGGATGAGCGGGATGTCACTGTCAGAGGCAACAGTTAAAAAGCCAGAGCGAGAAAAGCCCGTGCAGTCTAAAACCGTGAAAGCATCGGCTGCAACAATTGCCGCATCTGCTGGCACGACGATTACCGCGCTGGCAAAGGTCGATCAAACCAGCCAGTATATCATTCTTGGCTTTGCTGGTCTTACAGTATTATTTGCTCTGGTCATTATGCGAGAACGATTAAAAGCATGGGCCGAAGGCTGGCACTGATGTGGGTCTTGGTTGTTCTCTTCCTTTTGCCTGACGCGCACCATATAGCGAGTAACCAAGTAATTTATCAAAACGAGGAAATCTGCGAGGCGGGGCGCATGGATTTACTCGCAAGATTGGAAGCAACTCGCCCTGCGGAAGGGAGAGTATTTATTAAATGCGTCGAAATTCTTGGAGGCAGAAGGGCTTAAATGTTTGGAATAAACAAACTACAAATATATGGATTGATTGCCGTTTCATTCGTACTCGGCTTGCTTGGAATTTATTCGGCAGGTATTGCGCGGGGCAAAGATAAAATCAAACGCAAGCTGGATGAAAAGCTGATTGATAATATGAAAACCGCAAAGGAAGTGGAAGATGAGATTGAGAGCTTGGGCGACAATGCCTTGCTTGGTCGTGCTAATAAGTGGGTGCGAAAAGATAACGAGTGATAGCTACTGCGAAGTAGCCAAGCCCCATTATTTTGCTGATGCCAAAGTCGCAGAGTGGTTATTAAAGAACGATCAGCAATTATTAACAGATACTATCGTGCATAACGAAAAGTACGAAAGATTGTGCGGTTAAATATCCATAGCATCTGATCCTTTCTGGATCATATCATTGTGCATTGTCTCGCAGGTACGCAGTAAGGCTATGTAAGCCCTCACCAATGCTTCCATTTCATGGTCGCCACGCATCCATCTGTCTTGCGGTAAACCTCTCTCTGCGCGTTCTATAACCTTCGCAGCGATGGCAAAATATTCTGGTATCTCACTCAACTTTCTTTCCTTCCTGTTCCATCCAATGATAAATTCTATGACAATTTGAACATAACGGTATGCACTTTTCTATCTCTTCCCACATCTTCTTAAATTTGCCAGACCTTAACAACTCATTCACCTTGGGATCGCCCTCTGCTTCGCGGTGGTGAAAGTCTATTGCAGCCTGATGCGAGAAACCGCAGAAAAAACAGGATAAACCTGCTTTGTATTTTTTAAACTTCTCGCGCTGCTCTTTCTTACGCCGTTTTGTTCTGGCAATAGTTTTCTCACGGTTCCGCCTGTACCAAGCGGCCCCGTTTTCCTTTTGCTTTTGCTTCTGCGTTTCCTTATCTTTATAAGGCAATCCGCAATTCCCGTGTGTTGGCTACACACAGGAAGAATAACATATTTCAGGAGTGCATTATACATCTTGAACCTTCTTCTATTTTTGGTATTCTGGCGTTCGGGAAACAGGGAATAACTTAACATTCTAGGTGTACACTGCTCCACTAAGTTTGTGGTTCTGGCCTCGCATTAGCCCCCTGTTTCCCACGAATTATATTTTCTTCCCATCCACGCGCAAACTGCGCACAAAGTTTTCTAGCTCTTTCCGCGCTCGCCACAGGTCTTGTTGGACGTTAGGGTGTCTTGTACCTGTGCGAAGGTAAGCGTCCAGACAACGTTCTTCCTCCCGCTTGAGATGACGTAAAAGTGCGTGATCCGCTGGTGTAAGTTCTAGCATTTTCTACCTCTCTGCGCATATAACATTCGGCGCACAATGTATCGTAGTCGGATTTTATCAGAGCATCCCTATCGCAGTACACACATTTCTCATTCATGGCCTTGCCCTTGGTCTAAGCGCGGATGAAACAACGTCTGTTTCCACGCAGGTCATAAAGATGTCATTGCCGTAGAGCTTGACAATGTGATCGTAGATCGGATCAGCCAACCCCTGATCCATAACTTGCTGACAGTGGCTTTCTGAGGCGTAGACAATAGACGCAAGCGGTGCCGCATTGAATGACGCCATTTCATAATCAATCATCAGAACGGTGAAGAACTCAATCATAGCCACCATCCTAAGCTAATACCTGCTACAAACACAGCCGCCATAACGACCACTAAGGCAAAGATTGCCCAATCTTGTTTATCAATTCCCATCTTCTTTCTCCTCTGGAATTATCTTACCCTCACCAAGACAAAGCTCGCAGACCTTTTTATATGATACCAAGTCCGGCGGCGTATCTCGGTCAATCCAAGGCGCTACCTTTTCAACCTCAATGTACCCATCCCCATTGCACTCTGGGCAAAAGACTAGCGGCTTCATTTCGCTGCACCCCATCGCCGCGCTTTAGCTTGCTCAGGATTTTCGCCAATCTTAGGGCGACCACCCTTTGAGCCATTTTCCTTGCTTCTGGCGCGTTCATGGAAAGAAATCATTGAGCGCAACTCCTTACGCTCTTCACGCTCTTGCTTGGCTAACTTATACATAGCCCTGCCAAGTCTTTCTTCTTGATCTGGTGTCAACTCAACCTCCTTTGTGTTTCATTAACCTACCATTACTATACCGCTTGACGTCCTGTCAAATGTTTTGTACCACAATGCTACCATTTATTTTGGAGGTACTATGGAACAGCATCAGTTGCACGTTAGGCTGGATGAAAACATCATCGAGGGCATGAGTATATACAAACGTAAACACAGGCGCAGCTACGCTTGGATTGTGGAGGACGCTTTAAGGGATTATCTTGCAAAGCATGATATTGCAGTGGAGCAGCCGTCAACAGATGTCTAATTCCAGAGCAAAAGGAGCGAAGTGGGAGCGTGATCTTGCCAAAATACTCTTCTTAGAGCTTGGCATTAAATTCACGCGCAATCTGGAGCAATATCGTACAGCAGAAGGCGGTGATCTTATTCCAGACAATGACAACTTCCCCTTTTCCATTGAGGCTAAACATTACGCTACAGGTCGCGGCTGCAAAAAAGAATGGTGGGCGCAATCTGAAAAAGCAGCAATCGCTGCAAACAAAATGCCGTGCGTTATCTACAAATATGACCGCTATCCGCCAAGAGCAGTTGTCAGTCTCGAACCCATCGCAAAAATGTACGGCACACAAGACGATGGGGACCACCTAGTAGTGCTTACCATAGAGGGGTTCTGCTATTTATGTCGGGAATTGATGAATGATCCGCACTGACCTTACCAACAAGCAATATCACGAAGTTGACGCGATTAGCTCCTCTGACGTAAAGGCAGTCGTATCATCCACAGTATATCATTGGCACCATCAGGAGCGCAAAGAAACGCCAGCAATGCAGAAAGGCACCGCCGTGCATGACTTTGCGCTAGAGGGAGGCCACAACACTGTGTGCGGCCCAGAAACGCGCAGAGGCAATGCTTGGAAGGATGCACTCGCAGAGGCAGGGGATAAGCTGCTGCTTCCAGAAGCAGAATACTTTGAATGCAGGGATATGGCGGCTGCACTACGCGCTGATCCAGCTTGCGCAAAGCAGCTAGACCACCCAAGCGCACTTAAAGAAAACAGCATCTTTGCACAATGCCCGCGCACGTCACTCAAGGTCAAATGCAGACCGGATACGTTTAATTCTGCTGACATGATTATGAGTGACGTGAAAATGACAGTTGACCCCTCACCAGACGGATTTGTGAGGGAAATTTACAAATACCGCTATGACGTGCAAAGTGCATTCTACAAATATGTTGCGGAACTTGCTGGATGGGAAGTCGCACAATTCTGCTTCCTTGCAGTAAGTAACGCAAAACCATACGTTGCACACTTGCACGTTATGAGCATGGAAGGCATGAAACGCGCTGAAAACGATATGTTTAAAGCGTTAGACGAAATTGCTGAAGCAAAGCAAAAAAACAGCTATGAAACTGGCTGGCCTCGCTTCAGTATGGCGTATCCACCAGCTTGGATGACTGAGTGAGGCAGTACCTCACAAATATCAAAGGAGAAAATCTTGTTAAATCTTCAAAATAACCAAGTTGTGCTTGAAAATGTCACAGCACAATATCCGCGCATCAATCAAACCTATAGGTTTGACCAGATGGAAAACAAAACTGTTTCTTGCAGCCCGCTAGAGGATGGCGCTGCATATGAAATATCATTTGACATGAGCAATGAGCAAGCGCAGCAATTCCTTGCTAAATGCGATCAAGTCTATAAGGAAGCCGCAGCAGCAGACACAAAGCGCAAGTGGAAGCCACAGCCCATGTATCTCCCATACAAAGAGCCAGACGGAAATCCGCAAGGCAAAGCAAAGCTCAAAGGCGCTTATTCTGGTGAAGCCACAAGACCACCTCTGCAAAAAGACGCAACGGGGAACAAACTCCCAAGCGATTTTCGCTTAACATCAGGCAGCAAAGTAAACGTATGGGGGCAACTCTTTGCATACAACACAGGCGCTGTTTCTGGTGTAGGATTGAGGCTCAAAGGAGTGCAAGTCCTTGAACTTGCGGAAGAAGCCACCAGCGACCCATTTGGAGCAACAGAGGGCTTTACAGCGCAAGCACAAGAGGAAAAAGACCCGTTTGGCTTGCCGCCATCAACAGGAGCCGCTGCAAGCACTTCTACTGCTGCGCCAAAAGCCTCTATTGATTTCGAGGATGAAATCCCTTTTAATTAGCCCAACTTCTGTTATAGTGGTTAAACAAGATTAATCACAAGGAGTTGGGATAATGAAAAAATGCTTTAAGTGCGGGGCTATAAAGCCCCTCACGGAATACTATAAACATAAGGCAATGTCTGACGGATATTTGAATAAATGCAAAAACTGCACAAAGTCAGACACAAAAAGAAATAGAGAGGCAAACTTGGAATATTATAGAGAATATGACAGGGAAAGGCATAAAAGCGACCATAATCGGCGTAAAGCAAATCACATTGCATCACGCCAATGGAGAAAGGAAAACCCTGAGAGGCATTCAGAGCTTACAAAATTATGGAGAAAACGAAATCCAGATAAATATAAAGCTCAAATGAAATTAAACAATGCCTTACGATCAGGAAGCGTCCAGAAAGCTGCTTGCGAAAAATGTGGAGATATAAATGCACAAGCACATCACTACGATTATGGCAAGCCTCTGGATGTAATTTGGCTATGCGTTACGCATCATGCTGAGCATCATGCAAGCGAAAGAGAAAAAGAAAGAAACCGAAAAAAATAATTGCCCCGCATAGTTCCAATAGCGGGGCAATTATAAAAACTCATCTCAGGAGAAAGATAGGGGAATGTTAAATCAAAATATAGATACAGTCAAGTATCCCGATGCTATATATAGCGTTTACGCACCGCAGATCATAAGCGCATTGCAGCTTAAAAAGACAACCCATGATGAGCATCACGGTCCATGCCCCAATTGCGGCGGCGTAGATCGGTTCTGGATCAGCAATTATCAAGGCAACGTCAAGGTAAACTGTCGGCAATGCGGGGATTGGAAGGAAATAATTGCAATCCTGCGCAGTCGCGGCCTCTATCCAAACAAGGAAATTATCACAGAGATTGTCGCAAAACCCGTGCCAACAGAACCAAGCCATCCATATCTTGAGCGCAAGCAAATCAATAAAAATAGCGCAGTCATAGATGGGCCAGACCTGCAAATCCGCATAATAGACAAC